GCTATTGTACGATTGATGGTGGAAACACGCAGTATATTGCTAACACTAAACGAGTACCGTTGAAAAACAATACTTTGATTGTAGGTGAACGAAAGTAATGGCAGAACTTAACTATCATTTAAATGGTTTAAAAGAGTTGCATAAAGCTCTTTTAGAACGCGCTAAAGAAGAAGACATCAGCAAAGTTGTTCGCAAACACACTACAGAAATTCAACAGAAGACAATGGCCAATGCTAGTTCAACTTATACTAAAGGATATTCAACTGGAGCGACTAAAAAATCAATTGGGATTAGTTTTGAAAATTCTGGTTTAGTCGGGATTATTGGCATGGGTCAAAATTACAATCCATACACGGAAAAAGGAACTCGGTTCATGGCAGCTGAACCATTGCTTGACCCTATCTTTCATAAACAGAAAAATGTGTTTGTCAGTGACTTGGAAAGGTTATTGCAATGAGATCACCAGAAAAAGCACTGTTCGACTATTTTTATAATCTATCCTTAACACATGGTCTGCCTACGTTTGATTATTTGCCGGCGGAAAGTGAGACATCTTATCCGTTTGTTTATATTGGACAGACACAGACACAGGGACAGAATAATAAATATAGTCGCAGTGATCATATATTTCTCACTATTGATGTGTGGGGAAGTAAAGAACAAAGAAAGGCTGTCAGTGAAATAGCCGATGGTCTTTTTAATTTTGCAATTGGAAAAATAAAAACCGTTGAATATGAGTTTTATGGGCGCTCAAATCAGCAATCTAAACAGATGATGATTGATACTAGTGTCCCTAATACGGTATATCAACGAGGACACATAGAAATTGAAATGGAGGTAGTTTTATAATGGTAAAAGTTTTAAAAGGTGTAAAATCACTGCTGTTTGCACGTAAGCATGCAGACGCGGCAACTAAAGAGATGCAATTAGTGCCATATCAAACAGGGCTAACATTCGACCCTAGTCGTAAAAGTGATTCAACAGCTACAAAGAGTGGGTCAGTCAATACGACTTCGAGTGTGGAGACTGACTTGGAAGTTAATTTTTTGAATAACACATCGGAAGTGTCAGACATGCTATTACAGGCTTTGTTTGATGGAACAGAAATGGACATGGAAATTGTCCGTACTGACCGTCAGAATGATGATGGAAAATACGAAGCTTGGTATATGCAAGGCTCTGTATCAGAAGACTCTAATGATAACGATGCAGATGATAGTTCAACTCGCGATGTTTCTTTTGCAGTTGATGGCACACCTAAGCATGGTTGGACAGCATTTACACCAGATCAGCAAGCCGATGTTGATTATCTGTTCAAAGGTCTAACAGCAGTTACTGACGATGATAAAGACGGTGGCGGCGCAGCATGGACAGACACAGATAATGGCAAGAGTGTTGAACCGTCGGGAAAATAACCGCTCCGGCTAATGTTAAAGTACCCGCTGCTAGTGACGGAGCAAAAATCACAGCGGAATAGATATAATTTAGTCGCGCAGAAATAGACAGTATGCTAAGGCACGCGGCTTTTATGGAGGATATAATAATGCAAATCAAAGTCAATAATAAAGAGATTGAATTGAAGTTTGGTATCAAAATGATTCGTGAGCTTAATAACATCGCCGGTATGGATTTTAATGGCGCACCGTTTGGCATGGCTATTGCTAAAGTAGTGCCTGAGTTGCGTATTGGTGATCCGTCCGCATTGTCTGATGTGATCTATGCAGCAACTGCCACAGTTCAGATGGGACGCCCTAGCCGTGATGACATTGACGATTTTGTTGAAGAAAATGCAAACGAAAAAATGTTCGATGAAGTTACCGCAGAAATGAACAAAGCCAATGCTTTAAAAGCAGCATTAAAAAACATGAGAGCCTAGACGATGAGCAGGACAACAAGACTAGTGAACAGACATATCACGAAATTGTTTTGAACTGCCTGACTCGTTTGGGCTTTAATATTTCTCAAATGCACGAAATCGAGTGTCTAACGCTGGTTGAATATCAACTTGGTATGGAAGCCTATGCAATAAAAAAAGCACTCAAACAAGAAGATATTGCCTCACAAGCTTGGCTTAATCAACAAGTACAAGCTACTACTGGCAGCGATAAGCACCCGAAGCCAAAATACAAAAAATTTACTGACTTCTACAATTTGGAAGATATTGAAGATGAAATTCGTGCAGGTTATGAAGACGATTATAGATCCAAGCATGTTCAGCAAAAGAAAGAACAAGAAATCATTGCTGATCGTTGGCAGAAATTGCAAGAAATGAAAAAGCATAGAAAGGAGGAATAAATAAGTGGAAAGCTATTCAGTTAAAGCTGTGCTTAGTGCAACTGATAATATGTCAGGCGTGTTTCAGAAAGCAGCAAGCTCAGCTGGTTCTTTCAGGCAAAAAATGGGTAGTTCACTGCAAGCCGTTGGCAAAACGTCCACAGTATTGGGCTTAGCGGTAGGCGCTATGGCTGGCAAGGCTATCAAGTCTTATGGTGATTTTCAAGAAAGTATTAACAAGGCAGCAGTTATTGCCGGTTCGAGCAATAAAAAACTTGGCAGTAATATGAAAGATCTAGAAAAAGTCGCCTTATCGCTTGGTAAAACTTTACCAATCAGTGCCGAAGACGCCGGTAATGCGATGATTGAAATGGCTCGTAACGGTGCATCAATCAAAGACCTAAAAACAGAGTTTCCGGCTATTGCAAAAGCTGCTGCAGTTTCTGGAGAAGATCTATCAGCTACGGCTACCACGGTTCAGCAAGCTATGAATATTTGGGGTGGTGGTGCTAGAAACGCAGCTAAAGATTCAGCAACCTTGGCAATTGTTGCAAATAAGTCTAATGCCGAAGTTGGCGACATGCAACAGGTGTTCGCCAACGTTGGGACGACAGCCAAGAACATGGGCTACTCACTCAAAGATGTAGCAATTGCGGCTGGTGTTATGACTAACGCCGGTATTCCTGCAGCTCAAGCGTCAATGGACTTGAATCATGCGTTTACGCAAATGGTTAAGCCATCTAAGATCGCTAAAGGCGAGATGGATAAATTAGGGCTATCTTATACAAATGCTCAAGGCGAGATGAAGCCATTGAAGACCGTTATCAAAGATGTTGCTAATGCTACTAAAGGCATGTCTGGAGCACAAAAAACTGCTGCCTTAAACATGCTGTTTGGTGCAGCAGGTGCTAAAGCAATGGCTCCGTTACTAGATTCAGTAAGTGACAAGGCTAAAAAGTCTGGTAAAGGTTGGGACAGTTTCAGTTCTGCTATTGATAAGGGCGCGGGCTCAGCTAAAAAAGCTAACAAGTATCTTAGTGAGAATTCGCAGAACATGACTAAAAACGTTGGTCAATCACTCGCACAGATGGTAGATGCATTTGATGCGCTGGTTAAAACTTCAATCGGCTCCATTGCTCCACAGATTAGAGCAGTTGCTGACGCTTTAGGCGACTTTGCAACATGGCTCAACAATTCAAATAGCCCACTTGCTGGATTTGTTAAAAAGATGATTGCTTTGACACCAATTATCGCCGGTGTGTTGGTAGTCTTTGGTCTATTGGCTACAGGCGTTGGCAAACTTATTAGTGCATTCTCTGCACCAGCTAAGGCGTTGGGTGCTTTTGGTAAGGGCGCAGAAAGTGCTGGAGAGTCTGCCGGCGTTTCAGCTGGACAAATTGCAGCAATGGGTGTTAAAGCTCTAGGAATTGGTGTCGGTATTGGTGTAGCAGCCGCTGGAATTGGCGTGTTCGCAATGGGCATTGCTAAGATGGCAGAAACTGGCAATGCTGGCTTGATTGCATTAGCGGCGATGACTGCTTCAATCGTAGTTTTAGCTGGCACATTTGCATTGTTAAATGGCCCATTAACGGCAGCAATACCCGCTATGGTGGCATTATCAGCTACTATGTTAGCAGCTGGAGCTAGTGCCTTGATGATTGGCGGTGCAATCTCGTTAGTTGGATTAGGAATTAAGTTAGCTGCTCAAGGTGTAATGATTTTAGTCCAAGCTTTCGTTCTGTTGAGCCAGAATATGACTGCAATCATACCGACTATGACAGCGGTCGGACTAGGCTTTGCAATGATGATTGTCGGATTTGTAACCACACTGGCTAGTCATATACCGCAAGTTAGTCTAGCAATAGTAACCATGATGTTAGGCATTCTGACCACAATCAATACCTACATGCCTCAACTAATGCAGCAGGGAACTTTATTGATCGTTAATTTCTTAAACGGCTTAGCTGTTGGAATGCCACAAATTATTGTAGCGGCAACCAATTTGATCGTTAATTTCTTGAATGCTCTGACGGCTGCTATCCCCAGAATTGCTGAAGCTGGTACTAATTTAGTTGTTGCTTTAGTTGCTGCAATCGGTGCGAATGCTCCTAGACTTATGGCGGCAGGAATTGCCTTGATTGGGCAACTAGCAGAAGCATTTGTAACTCAGCTTCCTTTACTTGTACAAATAATGGGGGCAACTATGGCAGCGGTTATCGCTGTGATTACAACCTATATTAGTGCATTTAAATCAATTGGTGGAGTATTAATGGGTGCTTTGAAAGCAGGCTTAACCGGCAAAAAATTCGACGTTGTTGGAGAGTCTGCAAAAATCATTAAGGAAGCTGGTACTACTGCTTCCGAGAATGGTAAAGCTGCTTTTGATGCTGCAGGTGGTAACTCGGCTATTGCGGCCGCACAAGGTATTTCTAATAAAAAGGGTAATGCTAAGAGTGCTGGCTCTAGCTTAGCTGGCGCAGGTGCTAACGGTGTCAAAGGAAAACAAGGTCAATTCAAGTCTTCTGGGTCTGGCAATGGTTCAGCTGCAGCTAGTGGTATTAGTTCAAAGAGTAGTGAAGCTAAAGCCGCTGGTGGTAAACTAGGAAGTTCTGGTGCTTCTGGCGCTAAGAGCAAGAGTGGTTCATTCAAGTCTTCCGGTAGTTTCTTAGGACAGGGGCTTGTTGATGGTGTTCTCGGTATGACTAATTCAGTAATGAATGCCGCTGCTAAACTTGCAAGTGCTGCCGCTGCTAAGATTAAGTCAGTTTTGAAAATCCACTCGCCTTCACGTGTGACACGTGGATTGGGTTCATATACTGGTCAAGGCTTTGTTTTAGGTTTGAAAGACCAATATGCTAGTGTTCAAGGCATGTCAGACAGAATTGCGAACGCTGCTATTCCTGACGTTAATAAGAACACTCTTGCTAATAATATCAATGGTATTAATAAGCAGATGCAATCAGGAATTAGTAGCACATTGAACAGCAACATTTCACTAAATCAACCAGCACAAATTAATTTGAGCTTAGGCGGTTCAAACTATAAAGCGTTCGTTGGAGATATAACACAACAGCAAAACGTTGATCTAACCATAGACAAAAATTACAGCTTATAAAGGGGGTATTATATGAGTTCTTATGAATTTAGAGACACACAAGTGTATACAGGCTCGGAGTATTTAATACCTTCCGAAGCAATGTATATTTGGTGGAAAGACAGTTTTAAACTAATTGAAGACAATATTGATGGATATAAGACTTTGAACGTAGTTGGACGTGAGTTATTTAGTCGTGATGTTTCAATTGATAATTTAAATGGTGGTGACGGCGGCATGTATACGCAAGCAACCTATCCACAAAGAGTTATCAAGGTTAAATACTTGCTAGACGCCAAAAGCGACGAAGATTTTAGAAGGAAATTCGAGTATTTGAATTATATGTTGTCAAAACAGCAATTCAGATTTAAGTTTCATGACGACCCTAATTTTGAATGGGTAGGAACTGTTTCAAGCGTTGAAGACTTTCCAGAAGGTACTAACGATGGTGTTGGAACGTTTGAAATAACGTGCTCTAACCCTTTTAAGAGGTTAACAACTCCTATCAATAACACAGGTATTGGAACGGTTGATATTCTAGAACCGTTATATTTTGGAACGGTTCCCGATGTAATCGAAGTTGTATTGTCAAAAGATGTAACCAATTTAACGATTACCGATAGAGATTTAAAAATTGAGTTGAA